CAAATAATGTGTAGTCGTTACCAGCAACAACGCTGACAATCATATCTACGCCATAGTTACCAAATACAGGCACACCTAAAACACCAGCAACGTTTCTACCAGTAATACGTACGATATTACCAACAGCAACAGCTACTGCAGCTGTTGTAGCCGCAGATGTTACAACAGGCTGAACTGCGTTTGTTTGTGCAGTAGTTGTGTATTTAATAGATGCAAAGTTAGCAGGGTTAGAGTAATCAATTACTGTAAACATGCCTGCAGGAGCTGTTGTTGCACCGGCGCCATCAATAGCAACACCGTTAGTCATTCCAGTTTGGAAATAAAACTGTAATGGAGCACCAACGCCATCATTAGCTAACATGTTAAATACAGTAATCCAGTTTACACCTGGTCTAAATACAATAGTTTTATCCGCACCGGTAGATACGAAATTACCACGTACTATAATTGTTCCGTCCATAATATCTCCTTATTGTGCTAATGTAGCTCTTAGGTTGATAACCCAGAGATCGTTGGTTATTCTTGGACATGTCGCAAATTTGTAGCCTACAGAAGCGTTCAACGCTAATGGGCCATCATAAATTGGCGGTCTGTAAATAAACGACGCTGAGTAACCATCTTGCTGTACAGTAGCATAAGCTTCCATACCAACGCAGAAGATGTTATACACATCGCTACCATTAACAGAAGCATTTGGACTAATTGAGCCGATGCTTGATACCAAGAATCTAAGGTTGTTTACGCAACCCCACTCGGAACGCAATGCATTTGTAGGAGCTGGGTAATTACTTTTTGATGTAAAGTTATTAACGCCTTCTAGCTCTTTAGTCATGTTTGTATGACATAATGCAAAATACGCATCACGAACAGGTGCTGTACCAAACTTATCTTCACCTTCGATGTTATCGGAGATTGTATAAGCGTTGTTACCTAGCAACACACGGGTTACTTCAGACACGTCTAACAATGTTAGCTCGGTTGGGCTGTCGCCGTTTACGCCACCAACACAGTTAATAAATGATGCTGTTGATGCCAACATATCACGTGTTAACTGATCTTCGGTTTGACGTAGCGATACGCCTAGTCGTGCTGCACATTCGTTAAGAACTGGATCTTGGTTTTGCAATGTGCATTATTCTGTTACTTTTTTTGACCAAATAGTTTCTATTTGGCGGTAGGTCTTGTTATTCCCTACTCCCAAAGTCATCCCTTGGGATCGGACTGTCGCTTCACCTTAAGGTGTCCACTCGCCTCAGTCTCTCAGCGTGACATTTATGTTTTTATATGGTACACTGTAATACATGAATAAAAATTGGACATCAGAAAAACTTAGTTATTTAGCTGGTATTATAGACGGTGAAGGCAGTATTACTATTGAAATTCAATCTCAAAGTATACGTCATAATCGCAAATGTGATTATTATTCACTGCGTCTTATAGTTACTAATACAAATTTACCGTTGCTCAACTGGATTGTTGAAAATTTTGGTGGAAACATACGCCAACGCAAACAAGTGCCAAATAGACGGGCTTGTTATACGTGGTCTCTATGTTCTCATAATGCAGCTACACTTTTAAAAGCGTGCGAACCGTACATGATTATAAAAAAAGCACATGCGGAAGTTTTTTATGAGTTTTCAACAACTATGTCGAATGCCAACGTTCGTTTATCTGATGACTTACTTTCTTATCGCAAGGATATGTATTTAAAGCTTAAGCATATTAATAAAACTTATTAAATATCTTCGCCCTTGTTGCCCTCGTCTTTACGGTGGGTTTCCAAGTCAATCAGAGCGGATTTAAAGCAGGCCATCTGCTTGCAAAACCAAATATTTCAAAGATCATATTTTAAAAACCTGCTCGTTCAATACGACATAGGTCTTTGCGTATTAAACTATTACGGCACCTAGCTTCTACCGTAAAACGAAATCTTTGCGTCAATCTTCTATTACTTTTTAACCTATTGCTAGGCGGGCGATCATTTCTGTACGCCTCCTTGTCTTTCGATCAAGGGTTGGACTATCACATCTCTTGCGAGTCTTTGGGTTTAGTCTCTCAGGCTGCACGGTTATTCCTGCTTGCCCCTTGTTACCATAGCTTGCGCCGTAGGACTTCAAGTCAATTACCAAAGATTTAACGTGGACATTAACGTCTATCCACAGCTGTTAGGTTTTGTGGTGGTGGAGTAATACCACTGTTCCCCAAAGGAACCATAGCTGTTTGTAGTGGGTTATATCTACGCATACGTAAAGTATTACCACCATTACGAGGCATATTTTTACGCATTGCTGGGATATTATGAATCATGTTCGGCACAGGTACGGACAATAGCTTATAACTAAAGCTTTGTTGAACTGGCGATGGCAAAATAGAGGTTGTTGTAACTGCCATTTTTGTTCCTTAATTAAAGTTAATCAATGTACTTCAAGTAAGATGACGAGTCTTTTTACAGTCAGATGATTTGGCGAGAATCTATACGGCCATTAAAGAAAGGCGAGAGTAGCGAGTTCTCATTACGGCTGGCTTTATATTAGCAAAAAGTATATCAGGGTCAACTTTAGGGAGCAGATTGATACTACCCCCTATAATTTTATAAGTTTTGACGTGCTGCAAACATCTCTTTGACTAACTGGTCTTTTAACTCTGGCGTTAAACCGTTAGCAAAAGCATTGGCATGACTTAGAGGCGACTCGCTCTTTTGTGGTGCAATACTACTCAACGACTTAGGCTTAGCTAAGTTCTGTTGAGCTTTGAGCTTGTCAGCATCGTATGTTGTATCACGATGAATATTTAATAGCTTGATCATCTTGTACGCCATGGCGTGGGCTTTATAAACATCGCCTGTAGCTAAAATAGCGTCTGCTACATCTGGATCAATCTCACGTAGCTTCTTTTGATTCTCGTATGACACTACCTTCTCAAAATCTGGGAAGTCATTTTTAATACGCATCTCAGCGGTAGACATAGCCATCCGCTTAGAATCTTCTTCTCTAGCTTTTTTAAGTGCAGCCAATTCTTTTTTGATACTTAAAATGTGGCGACCTTCAGCTAAATCATTCTCCGTTATACCCAAGTCGTTTAGGTCGACATCTTCTTCAGCTGGTTTTGTTGCAGCTTGTCGCTGTGCTAGTAACTCACGGGCTTCATCTAATTCACGCTGTAACTTTTCTTTAGACTGACGCAGTAAACGCCAATTTTCGTCTTTAACGCTCTTTAGCTCCGCCTCAATAGATTGATCTGGTTGCGCCTGTATCGTTTGCTGTGGGGCTTCCTCAACAGCTTCCTCTTGCACTTGCTCAACTACTTGCTCTTCAATCATTTCAATACCTTCCTGTTGCATTTTTTTAGCTGCCTCTCTATTCATTTGATCTATTTGTGATTGTGATGCTATTGGTAAATCCATATCCTTACGCCTTTATCAATATTGAGTTATCTGCTTCATTATTTAACTGCTTTGACAGCTTTAACAAGTCGCCGTTTTGGTCGGCAAGTATATAATACAATAACCATCTTTCGTCTGGTACTATCTCACCTGCATGCCGTATAAACATTTCGCAGGTATCTTTTGATGGTAATACCCATAAAAACTGTATCTTGTCGTCTTTATGTATCTTGTATACTGTCTGGTCGTATTCTGGGGTAGGGCATGACGTACGGCATAAAAAGTAGTTACGCAAAACGTTTTCCATCAAGCGTTCTTTTTTGGTCAACACAACTACATAGTACTCGCCTGTATATTGTTGTCTCCCACGCCGCAAGCACTCATAAAAATCTTTTTCATAAGTCTTGTGTATCTCACGTTGCAACTCTATAGGGTCTCTACTATCAGGAGCTTTTTTTAACAGCTCACTAGATATTTTACCAACCGTATCTGCCATATTTACCTCATGCTGTTTTTATGTTAACTTTAGTATACATTATCTCTCCTGTGGCATGATATGAGATTTGTACCCAAGTAGTTGTTTTTTATTGTTTGATTATAAATGTCATGCCACTCTAAAACTTATCATTACTGAAAAATCCTGATTGCATATTATCACTACCATAAACAGCTTGTCTATATCGTTTGTCTAGTTCTTCTGCTGTAGTATGGTCATCTCTTGTTTTTGGTAAGCTAACACACAAATACCGCAACGCATCTGCCATATGTGAGTGGATATCATGCAACGGTCTATCTTTGTACATCTGCCGTTTAGCGTCATACTCAGGACGATAGTTTTCTATAGCCCGCAAAAGAGTCTTACAACGCTCATCTATAAATATTCTGTTAAACGTATTACGCACACAATCTATTCCGTCCATCAAACCAATATCATCGGCAATCGTAAAATTTAAACCCAGCTGCCGCGCTGTCTCTAATCTGGTTATACCGCTACTAAACTCATGCACTTTAATATCATGCGGTGCTATGTGATAGCCGTATAAATATGGACGC